TGGGGGTGTATCTGGTAACAAGATTACTGCCATTGCTGGTGAGTCTTCTACTGGTAAGACTTTCTTTTCTCTCGCTGTGGTTAAAAATTATCTGGATAACAATCCTGATGGTTACTGTCTGTACTTTGACACTGAAGCAGCAGTTAATAAGTCTCTTCTTGAAAGTCGCGGTATTGACTTAAACCGTGTTGTTGTGGTCAATGTTGTGACCATTGAAGAGTTCCGTAGCAAGGCACTCAAAGCAGTTGATATCTACCTGAAGAAACCAGAAGACGAACGCAAACCCTGCATGTTCGTTCTGGATTCTCTTGGCATGTTATCTACTGAAAAAGAGATTCGTGATGCTTTGGATGAAAAGCAAGTTCGTGATATGACAAAATCACAACTGGTCAAAGGTGCCTTCCGCATGTTGACTTTGAAGTTGGGACAGGCTAATATACCTATGATCGTCACAAATCACACTTACGATGTCATCGGTGCTTATGTTCCTACTAAAGAGATGGGTGGTGGTAGTGGTCTTAAGTACGCTGCCTCTACCATCATATATCTCAGCAAGAAAAAAGAAAAAGATGGAACAGCAATTGTCGGAAACCTTATCAAGGCAAAGACTGCTAAGTCGCGTTTAAGCAAGGAGAACAAAGATGTTACGGTGCGTCTTTATTACGATGAGCGTGGTCTTGATCGATATTACGGTCTTCTTGAACTCGGTGAGCTCGGTGGTATGTGGAAAAACGTTGCTGGACGCTATGAGATAGACGGTAAGAAAGTCTATGCTAAAGCAATCCTCAAAGATCCAGAAACCTACTTCACACCAGAAGTCATGGAGAAGTTAGAAGTCATCGCTCAGAGTGAGTTTAGTTATGGTGCATGAAGAACATCTGCATCATAAAGACTGGAATAGATGTATCTAAAATCCTAGAACAACTGAAGGAGTATCCAGAAGACTGGGGTTCTCAGAAGAACCTGAAGAATACAGAACTTCTAGACCCAAATGAATATCTAGTTACAGCGGATGTTCTTCAGTTGGTTATGGGTGGAGTCAATAGTCAAGATGAATATGTTGGTGATACTGAAATCTGTATCAAGACACCAGCATACGAACATCACACTGAGATTCTGAAATACCTGTCAAAGTATTTCAAGAAGATGAGAAGATGTGGATTTCTTGCGCTGCCTCCTGGTGAACAAGTTGGACTTCATATTGATGAAGGAACTTACTATCTTTCAAAGGATAGATACCACCTTTCCATTCAGGGTGAATATGAGTATACTGTGGGAGATGAATCTATCATAGTAAAACCAGGCACCCTGTTATGGTTCAATAATAAACTACCCCACAAAGCAGTGAATGTGGGTGAAGGTGTTAGAATCACCTTTGTATTTGACGCTCCTCATCATAAGAAGAATCCTCAACATGGAAAGACTTGAATTTACAATTCTAAGGAACTTAGTTCATAACGAGGAATACTCGCGCAAAGTTGTACCTTTCATTCAACCAGAGTACTTTGATAATCGGGTAGAGAAAGTTATATACGAAGAACTTACAAAGTTTCTTGTAAAATATAATAGTGGTATCACAAAGGAAGCACTCGCTATTGAGGTAGAGAGCAGGACTGATCTCACTGGGGATGAGATTGGAACAGCACGGGATATCATTTCTAACATCCATGATGGCGTAGTTGAACATCAGTGGATGCTTGATAGTACAGAGAAGTGGTGTAGAGACAGAGCAATCTATCTTGCTCTGATGGACTCTATTCAGATTGCTGATGGTCAAGATGATAAGAGGAACCGTGATGCGATTCCTTCTATTCTTTCTGATGCCTTAGCAGTATCGTTTGATAACAACATTGGACACGATTATCTACAAGATTATGAAGCACGCTACGAGTCGTACCACAGACAAGAAAACCTTATACCGTTCGATCTGGATTACTTCAATAAAATTACGAAGGGTGGCTTACCGAATAAAACGCTCAATATTGCTCTTGCTGGCACTGGCGTCGGTAAATCTTTGTTTATGTGTCACGTCGCAAGTAGTGTTCTATTGCAAGGCAAGAACGTCCTATACGTCACGATGGAAATGGCTGAGGAAAAAATTGCGGAAAGAATTGACGCGAACCTTCTGAATGTCCCCATCGGTGACTTGGTGGAACTGCCTAAGTTGATGTTTGAAAACAAAGTAACCAATCTTGGTAAAAAAACACAGGGTACTCTTATAATTAAAGAATACCCAACCGCATCCGCACACAGTGGACACTTTAGAGCACTTCTTAATGAACTTGCACTTAAGAAGTCATTCCGACCTGATATTATTTTCATTGATTACCTTAATATATGTGCTTCCGAACGGTATCGCGGAAATGGCTCTGTCAATTCATATTCGTATATTAAAGCAATTGCTGAAGAACTTAGAGGACTGGCTGTTGAAGCAAACGTCCCTATCGTTTCTGCCACGCAGACCACTCGTTCTGGTTATGGTAGCAGCGATGTTGAGCTCACTGATACTTCTGAGTCCTTTGGTCTCCCTGCTACTGCTGATCTTATGTTTGCCCTTATTTCTACTGAGGAGTTGGAATCCCTGGGACAGATACTTGTGAAGCAGTTGAAGAATCGCTACAACGATTTGAATATGAATAAGCGATTTGTTGTTGGTATTGACCGTGCCAAGATGCGTCTATACGATTGCGAACAAACCGCACAGGAAGACATCCTTGACAATGGGAAGGAAGAGGAGTATAATTTCAATGAAGATAAACCGAAAAAATCATTCGAAGGATTTAAATTCTAATGGCAAAATCAATTGATTTCAAGAACTACGAAAAGTTTGTAGATGCAGTCACCTCTGACGCTTCTACTGATTTCGTATCTCTTTCTGACCGCCTTGTTGAACTGGATGAAAAGGGTGCTAACATTGAGCGTCTTCTGACTGCTGGTGTTGGTATCAATGCAGAAGGCGGTGAGTTCTTGGAGATTATCAAGAAGATGATTTTCCAAGGTAAACCATATAATGAAGATAATCGTGAACACATGATTATTGAACTGGGCGACCTGATGTGGTATGTTGCTCAAGCATGTATGGCTTTGGATATCACTTTTGAAGAAGTGGTAGAAACCAATGTCAAGAAACTTGAGAAGCGTTATCCTGGTGGTCAGTTCGATATCTATTATTCTGAAAACCGTGCAGAGGATGACCGATGAAAGAAAATGTAAGTGTAGATTTTACACCCCGTCAACTTGATGCTGTTCTTGAAGTTCTTACCAACGAACAAAAACAGTACAGTGTTGAGTTTGCACCAGAACGAATCGTTGAACTGCGTGCAGTGATCAAGGCAATGGTTGATGCTATCAATAGCTAGTCACGTCTTTGCCTTTTTTACAGTAACTGTGGCGGGTTGTCTTCAACCCGTCAATTGGGAATCTTGTAGTAAAATAAATGAATGGTTGATTCCAGAGGTTGTCTATGCGTGGAAACTAAAGACTGGAGAGATAGTTCCGTATCAGACTGAGAAGGATTACCTGGACTCAATATCTAAATAAAAATAAAAGACTAATGGCACAAGGAAGAGGTGTTCAATTAGAATGGGCAATTGTTTATGATTCTCTGATGAGAGGAGGAGTTCCTTTCAGTGAGATTCAAAAAAGAACAAGTAAATATCCAAACTTAAAGGAATATACAGGAGATGTTGGAGCACAAGCAAGAAAGTGTGTTGACCTGGTAGAAAGAGCAGATCCATCTTTACTTGCTCATGCATATCATAGTGATGAGTTGGATATTGCAGGAGACCCTGAACCAAAAACTGATGTAGTTTTTCAAAAAAATGGTAAAAATTCCATAAGGTGTTCTGTAAAAATGAAAGGTGCTATTCAATTGTCTAGCGCAGAAGGACCTAGCACTGCAAAAGCAATGGCTGCTACTGCTGCTCAATGTCCTGGACAAAGAGGAAAAAACTTAGAATCTCTTATTAAGAAGATTGCATCTACTCCTACAAAATTACTTACTGAAAAGAATATACCAAAGGCGAGAGAAAGAAAACCTAATATTGTAAAGGACCTTTTAGATTCTCGTGGAAAAATTAAAGATGATAAGAACTATACTAATTGGGTAAAAAATAATAAACCAACACTCATCAAAGAATTGTTTGAGTATCTTGAATCAGATCCTCACTTTTTATATTGTTTGATTGAAGAAACTTTAACTGGTAAAAATTATTTTGGTGCTAATGATGATGCAACCTCAAACTATATGCTTTCACCAAATAAGTTTGGTAAAATCGATAGGTCTTATATAAATCAAATGGTGAAGAAAACTAAGATTGATATTCGTGCTAAATCAAGAGATGGTATATCCTCTGTTGCTTTTAGATTTGATGTTAGGGCATAATATGAACATTCACGTTATAGAACTATTACAAGCATTCGAACCAGACTCACGCTCACCCAAGATGAGGTATAATGAGTTCATCACTTTCGTGTTCAAAACCTTTGAGGACAGGATGCCGAGTACGAATTCAGATAAATATATAAAAATGAGAAACAATGTATTGGGTTACATTGTTGCTAACGAAAAATCTATAACTTCAAACTTGAGTAAGAAATGAAGTCCTTCTTCCAATTTTTGCGTGAGACTGCATCACAACAAGCCGCCCGTCTTGGGTTGGAGGGTGATGGTCATGGTGGGTGGTACAAAGATGGTGAGTTTGTAGCAAAGACTGAGAAAGGACAACTCAAGTTCTACAACA